CATAATCCGAAGAAAAACAATAAAGGGTGGGGTGTCTTCAAAGACACTCCCCCTTATTTTTAATCTAATCAAATTAAAATCTAATGAAAAAGAAATTGGTTCCTGCTGACAGGATTTACAAGCTTAAAGGGGACGTAGCCCCCCTTTCATATACGCTACCTTCAAGAAATACAAGACGTTATCCATTACTTTGGTTCGATGAAGAAAACAATATTAACCGACCCTTGCGATACGCTGTCAACCAAAAGACTCCTTTTGAGGACGAGCAAGACGGTAATGCCATTGTCGAACCTGTTATATTCGAGAACGGGTTTCTTAGCGTTCCTAAAAATAACCCTGTTTTACAAGAGTTCTTGTACTACCACCCCCTAAATGGTAGGACTTTTATTGAGGTAGACAATGAAAAAGATGCTGCAAAAGAGGTAGAGAGTTTAACTGTGGAGGTGGATGCCTTGATTCAAGCTCGTCAGCTCTCTTTGGAGCAGCTCGAGAGTGTGTCAAGAGTTCTCTTTGGCAAAGACCCATCGAGATTTACAAGTTCTGAGCTTAAAAGAGATGTACTGATTTATGCCAAGCGAGACCCCAAAGGATTCTTAAATGTACTTGGGGACCCAATGCTGAAGCTACAGTCAAACGTACACGTGTTCTTTGAGAATAAATTATTGACATTCAGGAACGGACAGAAGGAAGTATGGTTTAATACGGGGTCCAATAAGAAGAAGATGTTGACCGTTCCGTATGCTCAAGACCCCTACTTTACCGTTGCGGAGTTTCTGAAGACCGATGAAGGAATTGATGCCCTTAAGATGCTTGAAAGTAACTTAGCATAGGTTAATGGTTTCATAGTGTTTAGGTAGAGAGGGTATTTCTATACCCTCTTTTTTTGTTTATATTTGTAAAAAGACTATAATGATAAATTCCGTCAGAAATACGGTACTTTCCATTCTCAATAAAAATAACTACGGCTATATATCACCGGCAGACTTTAACCTGTTTGCCAAGCAGTCTCAGCTTGAAGTATTTGAAGAATACTTTTCTGAATACAACAACGTAGTTAATTTAGAGAACCTAAGAAAGTCCGGTATAGATTACGCTGATCAAAGAAAGCCTATAGAAGAGGCGATGGAAGTTTTTGCTTTAACCTCAACGCTTACGCAAGTTGCGCCTGCAACAAACAGATTTTTTCTTCCGTCTATTACTACTACAGGATTTGACTATTTTATGATTAATAAGATTATGTGCTATGACGCATCTGTATCTCCACGTGTATTCAAGGGAGAGGCAGAGAAGGTAACGCATAATAAAATCACAATGCTTACTACGTCAAATCTTACGGCTCCAACAGAACAGTATCCTGCATATACGCAGGAGGGTGGCGTACTTACAGTATATCCATCTACCATCAACCTTCCGAATGAAGTTGATGCAAATTATTTTAGGTATCCGAAAGACCCTAAATGGACATTCGTTTCTTTAACAGGTGGCGAGCCGGTATTTGACCAATCGCAGCCCGACTATCAAGACTTTGAGGTTCCTGCAGAAGATGAGTTCAAGCTTGTAACAAAGATTCTTCAATACGCAGGTATGTCTATTCGTGAGATAATGGCTGTTCAATTCGGTGCTGCTGAAGAACAAAAACAATCGCAATAATTATGGCATACATTACTCAATATAAATATTACGAGAATAATGGTGTACCACCAACAGATGTCAATTGGGGTTCGTACCAATACGTAAGCCTGTTCGATATTGTCAACAACTTTATGTTGATGTATGCAGGTAACCATTCTCTTGTAAACAATGAAGAGCGTTACAAAATATTGTTCCACGCAAAGCGTGCCATACAGGAACTAAACTACGATGCGTTCAAACAGCTAAAAGTTTTACAGCTTACAGTTGATGATACGCTTCGATATATACTTCCATCGGACTATGTGAATTGGGTAAGAGTAAATCTTTACAAAGATGGATACCTAAGACCACTCACAGAGAATATTCAAATTCTTTCATCTCTTGCATACTTGCAAGACCAAACCGGAAAGATATTGTTTGACCAATTTGGCAATGCGCTATCTCCTCAATTTTCTGAGATAGACTTACAGCGTTTGGCAGGCATAAAAAAGAGTATTTATTTGAATCCACAGAGCACCTACAATGGGCAACTTGGATGGAATATTGATGGCGTTTGGTATTTTGATTATAGCCTTGGAGAGCGCTACGGTCTTAATACAGAGACTGCAAACTTCAACCCAACATTTGCTATTGATCAGAGAATGGGGGTTATCAACTTTAACTCTGATATGTATAATCAGTCTGTCATTCTCGAATACATCTCTGATGGTATGGAGAATGGTGATGATTCAATTGTCAGCGTTAATAAATTATTTGAGAAGTATATTTACGCATATATTCAATACGAGATACTGAACGCTAAGCTTGGTGTACAAGAGTACATTATTGCTCGTGCTCGTAAAGAAAAAGCGGCTTTACTTCGCAACGCAAAAATTAGAATGAGTAACATTCATCCGGGCAGACTTCTTATGAATCTGCGTGGTATGGACAAGTGGTTGAAATAATATGCCAAACATAACAAGGAACTTCATAGCAGGTAGGATGAACAAGGTCGTAGACGAGCGACTTGTTCCAAACGGAGAGTATATTGATGCGCTCAACGTCCGTATGGGTTCTACTGAGCAAGCTGAGATTGGTGTAATAGAAAATACAAAAGGTAACGTAGCTCTTACTCAGCTTAGGTATGTTAATAATACACCACTTAGCGCAAACGCAAAATGTATTGGTGCAATTGATGATAGTGCAAACGAAAGAATATTTTGGTTTGTACACGACCCCACCTTCCCTATTGGAGCTACCGGGAAACTTGATATGATTGTGTCGTATAACACAATTCAAAACGCTCTTACCTACCACGTAATTAGCATCAATGATGGTGGTGGTGTAAACACTACGCTAAACTTTAATCCTCAATTTTTAATTACAGGTGTTGACCTTATTGATCAGTTGATATTTTTTACTGATAATTACAACCCTCCAAGGGTATTTAATATAACAAGAAACTATGCCAACCCTATTGGTAACATAGATCAATTTAGTGCAGAGTCGCTACTTGTAATTAAGAAACCACCAATTGCAGCTCCTGCTATTCGTGAGATAAGAACAGGTCAGCAAGACAACTTTATGGAAGACAGGTTTATCTGTTTCGCATATCGTTATCGTTATCAAGATGGAGAATATTCTGCGACATCTCAATGGTCTGCCCCTGCGTTTTCTCCCAACCCATTTGAGTTCAGTATTAATAGCTACCTCAATGAGGGGATGGTAAACTTGAACAACACTGCTATCATTACATATAACTCAGGTGGTCCGCTTGTTGTTGGTGTTGACCTGTTATTCAAAGAAGCAGGAACAAGTATTGTAAAGGTTATAGAGAATCTTGATAAGGCTGAGCTTGGTCTTGCAAACAACACCAACTATACATATACGTTTACAAATAGTAAGATATTTACAGTACTTCCTGAGTCAGAGTTACTTAGGTTGTATGATAACGTACCACTTCTTGCAAGAGCCCAAACTATTATGGGCAATCGTTTAATGTATGGCAACTATGTTGAGGGATACGACTTAGTTGACAAGAATGGAAACGTAACCAAACTTGAGTACGTTGCTTCTGCAGTTTCTGAATTGGTTGGTACTACAAGTGTACCTGACACTACATCTGTTGGTATATATAGTTTTGGTAGCAATCAAACTATTCCAAATGCGACTGTAAATATTAACCTAACAGGTATACAACTTATTGCCGGTTCTTCAATTACATTAGATGTAAGGCTTACGCACAATATGTTTGCAGGGAGCACCCCATTCCCTACAGAGACAAGCGAAAACATTAATTTGACGCTTACGTTTACACTTCCAACTACATATACTTCTGTTTATCAGATGGCTACAAGTGTAGCGTTTCAAGATGTTATTGGAACGATTGCAAATATTCAGCCTATAGCAAACTCTTGTAATGGGACAACATTTACTGATCAGCTTAACTGTGCACTACCAAACAACTTAGACGCACTAATAAAGTTTCAGAGTGGTATTTCTGCTGCAGGTCAGCCAATAAGCATTATTACTACACCTGCAAGTCAAATAATTGGTCTACAGTTTCCTGCAATGAGATATGTTGACAATACTACTACACCAACAATTAGTGTGTATGAGTATTACTCAGTAAACTTTGCAGAAGCTTTCTATCAAAAAATAAATTCACCACGCAGCTTGCATAGCAATCGTGGGTATGAGATTGGTATCGTGTATATGGATGACTTTGGTCGTTCTACTACAGCCTTGGTTAGTCCAAGAAATACAGTACACATTCCTTGCTCTGCATCTGATACCAAGAACTCTATTAGGGTAACTATTCCTACAACTCAGATAGCTCCGGCTTGGGCTAAGAGATATAAGTTTGTTATTAAGCCTGACGAAGAAAGTTACGATACCATATATAGTAGCATCTTCTTTGACGACCCTCTAAGTAATAACGCATACTTTTTACTTGAAGGAGAAAACGCACGTAAGGTACAGCAGGGTGATAGGCTTATCGTAAAGGCTGACACAAGTGGACCTACAAATAATTGCGTATACGCAACAGTGCTTGAGAAAGAAGCTAAGCAAGCAGGATTCATTGAGATACCAAGTGAACTTGACCCTACCGTAAATATTCCTGTTCCATCGGGGGTATATATGAAGATTAATCCAAACAGCTTTGCTGTTGTTCAGGATGAACTTTCAATTATTGCACCGGGCAACGAACAGGTAGATCAAAACGATGCAGGAGAGTATCCTATTTTGAACTACCCAATGAACAGATTTGATACCGCAACAAGTGCTTGGGTTGATTATACTGTACCTGCCGGTAGTAGAATTAAATTATATTTTAAGTTTCAGCGTCTTGGTGTTGGTCAAGGTAATGGAGCTTGTGAGAGGCGTATTTATACTTTAGAGAAAACGCTTGTTTCTTCTGCCAATTATGATAATATGATGGAGTGGTGGATTGGAGACAACGTAGAACAGATACTTGATGATGGAGATCAAGAGGTTGGGGGTAATGAATGTCCTGTTGAAAATGAATTTATACCTACACTTGCATCAAACAACACAGACATTTCAACTGATTTGTGTAAAAACTATTATAGGTTCTATCGCAATCCTGCCAATAATCAGCTAACTCTTATTGTCAGTGGTACTCTTAGATGTGGTGGTGTAGCTTCGAGAGAGAAGCGTAGGTCTACTGTTATTGTAAACATTGAAGTGTTTAGAGCTGAGACTACCCTGATATTCGAGACACAACCCGTTGACTCATTACCTGATGTATTCTTTGAGAATCATTTGTCTTTTGGTATTGATGCCAACGGAAGACACTTGGGTAACATACAGAACCAAACTGCATCTTTGCCGGCAATAATAGACACAGAGTTCTTTAACTGTTTCTGTTTTGGTAATGGTGCTGAAAGCTATAAGATTCGTGACTCAATTATTGGCAAGACCTTTAATCTTGGCAACCGTGTAACGTCCATATCGGTACAGCAATACAAGAGAACAAGGCGCTTTGCTGACATCACATACAGTGGTGTGTATAACTTTGAGTCAAATGTTAATAAATTAAATGAGTTCAATTTAGGACTGCTTAACTACAAATATTTAGAGGTATCATTCGGTCCTATCTATAAGTTAGATGGACGAGAGACTGACGTACTTACGCTACAAGAAGATAAGATTTCATACGTACTTGCAGGCAAGAACTTACTCTCAGATGCTGCAGCCGGTGGTGCTATTACCTCCGTGCCTGAAGTATTGGGTACTCAAATTGCTCGTGTTGAGAAGTATGGTATCAGCTTCCATCCTGAAAGCTATGTACAATGGGGTTACTATAGATACTTTACAGACGTAAAGCGTGGGGCTGTACTGCAACTTATTGGAAACTCTTATAGCACAGACCAATTAAGAGTGGTGTCTGAGCAAGGTATGCGGACTTGGTTTAGAGATAACTTTATCCAATCCTTCAATACTCAAAAGCTTGGTGGGTTTGACCCATATATGAATGAGTATGTGCTCACCACTAACGACAGCTCTGTGCCTATTCCTCCTATTATTTATAGTTGCGGTATCGAGCAAGACTTCACTATTGAAGCAGGATCAAACAGGCAGTATGGGGTGATATTTGAAGACACCTCTGTTGGAGACTGTATCGTTGACTATACGGTAGACCCATCATCAACTGCTGAATTTGAAGTGGTAGTAACTTATGGGTTAACTACTGTTTCTTCAGGGGTAGTAACTACATCAGGGTCTCTTACAATAGCCAAAAACAGTAACGCTATTAACGAACTTATTGTTAATGTTATTGCTACTGACAACGTCAATGTAAGCGTACTTGTAAACTGCGTAGAAGCAAACGAGATAGGTATTGTCAACATCTGCTTAACAAGCAATGCCGATGCCGGTAAGTTTATCCATAATGAGTACAGGTATACGGATGCAGGATTTATTTCACCTCTTCAGTCTACACTTGTAACATTTGATTCATCTGCTCAAAGTCCTGTGGTATCTGAGTACAATATTATCATTGGTCCTCAAGGCACAGGTGGATTCCCTCCTTCAGGAGCAGCAATGGAGTTGATTTCAAACAAGCAAGGATTTGATAC